AAGTAAATGAGTTATTAACATAGTTATAAATTAATGCTTTGTTACAATATTGCGACCCTACAGTAGGATAGCATACCCACATTTCTGTTTGTTGTACGTTATGTGCAACGAAAGTGAGATTATAATATGCATCATTTATGTTATCAAATAATTCTTTTTTAACTAAGTCAGTAGCTACCGAATTTTTCCTTACCCCATCATGTACTACTAAATCACCTTGAGTAACTACAAAATGTCTACCATCAAACTCAGCTACACAATTTCTACTTAATACACCTGTATCGTTAAATAACTTTTGAAAACTAAATACTAAATTACCACCGATATAGTTAGCTAACCATGTAGAGTTTTCTTTGTATATTATAAATGATTGTTTAAGTGCTAGACCATCAACAATAAAGTCTGACTCATCACCTATGGTAACTTCCCCTGCATCATTAGTAGAAGAAGATGTCCATGATGATGGATAACTAAAATTTTCTGCTGCATCACCCCATTTAACTTTGTTAGGAAATTCTGTACTAGATGTTGTTATTCCTAATGCCATTAAATAATTACCAAATGATTTAATAGTTTTGCATATATCTGCTGCATCCCAATTAGGTAAATCTACAAAGTTAGTAGCACCTACGTTAGGTAATGCTTGTGGCTTATCAACACCATTACAAAAGACGGGAAGACCATTATATACAGTTCCTGTCCAATTACCTACTGTAACTAAATTCGTGCCATAATCGCCACCTGAAGTCCTTGTAACGTCTGTATGAGTAGTACCATCAGTTCTATAAATCTTTGCTGTGCCTGGATAAAACCAATATGATGCTGTTCCAGTAGACCAGTTAAGTACAAAGTATGGAGCTACTGTAGGTGTGCCAAATACTGCATCATGTCCTTTAATTTTCTTTCCTGCATTATCAGTAAATCTTATATTACTTGCATGTGAATAAAACTCAGGTGGGAGTACAGTATTGTTTGTATCCTTTATCATGCCCTTTGGGGCAGGTGCTACAAATGTTGCCATTAGACTGTACGTTTCCACATATATACTACGATATATGGTTGTAAGTTATTGTGGGCATTACCACCACCAGTATTGCCTGTCGACACATTATCTCCTAAAGTTCTTCCATTACCACCTGTGACATCCACATCGTTTGCGTTAGGTGCAGGAAGAATACCTGCAGGTTGGTTGTGATTATGAGATGGAATTTCAGAAGTTGTTAGTGTATGTGTTTTAGCACCACCTGTTTCTTCTGCTGTATCAAATTCTGTTTGTGATGCATCTATACCTACTGGAACACGACCTGCACCAAATGCTACCCATGTACCAAAACCTAATAAAGTTGCAGGATTAGTGCTATCACTTGCATTCATGTAAATAGAACCAACAGGATATATGTTTGCTAGTGTAGCTATTGTGTTGCCACCTAATGTTCCTGATCCAACTGACAATGCACCTGTAGCAGTAATATTTCTAATACCTGTTACATCTTTACTTGCATCAACAGTTAGTGCTTTTGATGCTTCTGCTGTACCAAGTGTTGCTACATCTACATAGTTAAGTTCTGTAGTGTTGGCAGTACAACCATCAAGTAAATTTAATTCTGTATGTGTTGCTGTCATTGCCCCTGTTATGTTAGGGAATGTATTTTTTATTGTTGATTTGAGTAATCTTATGTGGTCATCACCTTGAGCAACAGAATCAGTTGCCCCTGGATTTGAGGTATTAAGACTGTCTATATATGTTCCTGTTTCTAATCCCATTATTCTAGTTCCTCTGCTGTTGGTTGTGTTTCAGTTGGGTGATTCCATGATTCAATGTATGCACCATTACCATCATCTCTTAATATAATTGTTCCATCTATATTAAAATCATCTTTAGTTAGGTTTGGTCTGAGTTCCAATATTTTTTGTGCTAACGACATGATATCTCCTATGTAATAAGTTTAAACATTGACCACATTGATTGATTAGTAAATTGTAATGTACCTGATGTTATATTAGAAAATCCATAAATTTCAAGTTCATCACCTGCAGTTAAGTCAATTATTCTTGAAAAACTAGGAGAAAATTTCATAAGATAATTACCTGAAAAATCATTAACAACTAATGGAGTTCCAGCTACACCGTTTTTATAAAGTCTTATGTAACAATTTTGCATAGTTGTTGCTACACTTGATTGAATATTTAAATGCACTTCTATTTGATAAATACCATCTTGACCTGATGGTACTACAAATTTATAATTTGTATTGTCAAATCCTGAACTAGTAGATTCAGACATTATTGTGTCAAATTGTGCTTTAGTATAAGCAGCATCGGTTGCACTATGAGTTGTGCCAATTCTTGCAACAAAATATGGAGTATTATTTCCACCTACAGTTATCTCTCCTGAATTTGCAGGTAAAGTAAGAGTATTTGTACCTGCTACAGCAGGTGCTGATATTGTTATTTCACCTGAAGTATCACCAGTTAGTTTTATACTTGCCATTAATCTGCTTCCTCTATTGTGTTACCCTCGGCAACCCATTCTTGAATTGCTTGGTAGTGTGTGTTTGCTGTGTCTAGTGGAACGAGATATGTTTTGCCATTTATAACTGCTGTTATGCAGATATTATCTCCCTCAAATGCTTGATATTGTGCTGATGTAACTTCCATTATAACTCCGAATCAAATGCTATTTTAGCACTTGCATTATATGTATATACCGAACCACCATCTCCTTGTGTTCCTGATATTTCCGAATTGTTATCTAATTGTACTCCATTAACACTTGGTCTTTGTAGTTGTGTAAATGAACTAAACAAATCGTGATTGTTGCTTCGGCTAAATCTAAAATATGATGTGCCTGTATCTTGGTCTAAAGATGGAGCTGACCTCATTGTAGTTGGAAAATGAACAGAGCAAGTCAATAAACTAGAACTAAAGTTTGCTCCTGCACCTATAGTTTTATTTAATCCCTCTGCATGAACATAATAATACCTTTGACATCTTCTTAGACTTGTACCTCTATCTTCAAACTGAAAGTCAGGTATGCTGTTAGCATCAAATGTTCCTACTTCTAGTTGAACACCTGTTATATAAAATGTAGCACTATTTGTCGCAATCCATTGAGCAGAACCACTTGTTCTAGTAAAATTTCCTGCTGACCAAGCATTTGCTGATGTTTCATAATTTGAGCCACTACCTAAGTCAAATGAAATATTGATTCCAATGGTATTATCTGTTGTCCATGTTCCTGATGTGTCTCCTGCTACTGTAATAGTTTTCTTTTCCCAAGTGTCTGCTGAACTAATAGAATATGTAGCAACATAAGAACGATTAAATGCATTATTGTTAAACCCAACTCCAAATGTTCCTGTTACAGAAGAACGAACCCAAAATGATAATGTAATAGTTTTTGCACTTGATGTTCCAAATTGTAAAAAACTTGTATTGTTAGCTTCAACCTTATGAAACAAACTATAAATATCTGCTGATGCAATAGAAGAATCTGCTGTAGTTACAGTAAGTTTTTGGCTATATGTAAACCCTTGTCCTGTTGGAACAGTTGTATTTCGTTGAGCTGTAAATACACCACCACCAGAGCAGTTGAATCCAAATCGGTCTAAAACATATCCATAAGAAGAAACACTTACACTAGAGCCACTATTTCTTTGGTCTATAGCCATATCACCATTTATAATCAATGGAGTAGCAGTCTTTCTATCTAAAGCTACTGTGTTATCTGATACTGTACCATGTAAAGTGAGTGCCATTAATTATTCTCCTTATATGTCATCGTTGGCTAAAAAGTTAGAATAAGAATCTTTTATTTCTTGTGTCCAATTTTCATTACAAACTTGTTGTATTTGTAAATCTTCAGATGATATGTCTCTGTTTGGCATTAAAACATATCTAAAGCTTGTTCTTGATTGTTCAACATTATCAACCAGTTTTATAATAATTTTTTTTACATGAACTGCTTTGTAAATACCTTTTACACTTATATCATCTATTATTGTTTGAGTTGTTTCCATTTATAACCTCTACTCCTCTGTTGTGTAAGTACATGAAAAATTAAAATAACAATCGCTTTTGATATTAGTAACACCATCTACTGCCGAAGAAGAACCTGCACTATTATCGTAAGAAAAAAATGACAAGTAATCTTGACCTGAAGATATAGTAACCATTAGATAAGCATCAGATGCTATTGAATCTATCCCTGCAAATGCACAAATAGAAGCTACTGCTCTCTGTTCACCATAAGGTGCTGCTAAACTAGGAGTAGAAAATGGTAAGCCACCCATTCTGAATTCGTAACCACTTGTAAAGCTGCCTAAACTAGTTAACCTAAAAGCACCTCTAACATTTACTATATTTCCAATTTTAGTATATGAGCCACCATGAAAGGTGTTATTAAATGTAGCATCTGTAATTGTATTTTGTGTTGCTCCTGACCTTTCAATTAAAGTAGGTGTAAATGTACCCTCCTCGTAATCAGTTAATAAATTTGCTGACCCTGTGCCACCAAGATAAATTCCAGTAGGAGTAATGTTTCCACTCGAATCCATCGACATTTTAGTAACACCATTAGATTGAAAATCTATAGCACCACTTGTATCTGATTCTAATTTTAATCCATTAGTTGTATCGGCATTAACCTTACATGTCATAGTATTACCCACCTTTGTCCACTAGGAACTGTTACTGTTACACCACTTGCTATTGTCATTGGTCCAACTGAAAATCCATTCTTACCTGATGTTATTGTATAGTCAGATGTTATATCATCTGCGTTTTCATAGATAGCACCACCTGCTGATGCTCCTCCACCACCACCGATATCACCCCAAGCACTACCATCGTAGCCCTCAAATGATGTTGTTGTTGTGTTAAACCTAAACATACCTGAACTAGGTGAACCATCTCGTTGTGCTGTTGTTCCTTTGTTTAGTTTTAGTGAAGCTGTGTTTGCTGATAAATCTATTGTGTTTGTTTGTGTGTCTAAATCACCACCTAACTGAGGTGTGGTGTCTTCTACAACATGTTCTAGTTCATTACCAGTTGCTTGAGTTATCGAAGTAAAACTTAATGTTCCTGCTCCATTTGTTTTTAAAAACTGATCAGCACTTCCATCGCTTGTAGGGAAAGAATAACCACCTACTTCAAGACCTGTTCCATTTATTAATTTAAAATCTGTACTTGTAAGTCTTGCACCGATGTTATTAGAACCTGCTTTTTTTAATGCAAACTCTATTAGACCGTCTTCTGTAGTATCTGTAACATCTGAAGTCTTACCTGTAATTTTTGCATAAACAACTTCTTGGTCTGCGTCATTTTCGCCTTTAAATTTAATTTGACCAAGATAATCACCATCAGCAGGAGACGCACTATTTCTTTTTAGAGAAATAACAGGAGCTGCTATACTAGAATCTTCTGTCGTTGTTATTGCGAGACTATCACCTGTTGTTGTATTAGTTAAAGATAAAGTACCTGTTGTATCAATATTACCTGTGCCAGTAATATTACTAGAGTTTAAGTCTAAATTACCACCAAGTTGAGGAGTTGTATCTTCTACAACATTAGCTAACTTTGCATCTAATGCTGTTTGTAATCCATCGACATTAGATATGATATGGTTGTGAGAATCATCTGCAACTGTAACTGTAATAGCTGTTGTGCCACTACCACTAGCATCCCCACTTAATGTTATGGTTTGGTTTCCAGTTAAATAAGCTGAATCATTTGTCCATTGACTAATGTTACCTGATTTGTTGGTTAGTGTTTGTGTGCCTGATAAAGTTGCAACAGTTGAATCAATCGCAAAAGTAACTGCATTACCTAAACCACTTGTATCTATACCTGTACCACCAGTAAAGGTTAGTGTTTCAGAATCTAGATCAATAGATAATGCACCACCTGTATCTGCCTGGAAGTCTAAGTCTTGTGCTGTAACTTGTGAATCAACATAAGTCTTAATTGCTTTTGCTGATGCTAGTGTATCATCAGATGCAGAAACACTTGATATATCTGTATCAAGAACACCTGATGCTAAATCTGCTACCTCAACATTAGAAAGACTATTGCCTGTTCCATTAGCATCAAATGTCTTATTAGTTAGTGTGTCTGAAGAAGATGCTGTAATCTTTGTGTCTATCTGCGTTTGTATTGCAGAAGAAACACCATTTAAATATCCAAATTCTGTATTAGAAACTGTGCCATCATGTATTTTACTTGCATCTATTGCTGCACTTGCATTGACATCGGCATTGATAATAACACCACTACCTATTGCTGCTGTACCTGTTACATTACCTGTGCCATCAAAAGATGCTGAAGTCCAAGTAACATCACCTGTCATACCTATTGAACGACCTGTAGCTAAAGCTGTAGCTGTATCTGCGTTACCTGTAACTGATCCTGTAACATTACCTGTTACATTACCTATAAACGTTGTACCTGTAACTGTGCCAGTTGTAGTAATAGATGGCATGTTTGCAGCAATGTTTGTTAATGTAACTTTAAAGTTATCCCCATCATAAGCTGTAGCAAATATAGATGCACTATTAGGGGTGGTAACTTCTGTTAATTCTGAAAATTTCTTATTTGCCATTTATGTCCATGTGGTTGCTGTTGTTGATTGTACTGTCCAATCATCAACTGTTAATACTGGTATGTTTTCTTGCTGTAAAGTATCGTTATCTTCGGTTGCTAAAAAAAACAAATCATCTTCTGTTTTGAATAAAAATGTACCTGCTAGATCCCAATTTGTGCTAGTTGTAGATTGTTCTGCCCAAACTGTCATTAATATAATCCGTAATCAATTCTTGTTGTTGGTGCTACACCTGAGTGTCTATCTCTTTCATTAGAACT